TTGTGTAGATACAGATGTTCCTGCTTTGATTGATTTAATTATTGCAAAATTCAATGAACCATTAGGCCCTGGAACAAATTCTGATAATATTCATATTACTGATTTCTTTAGTTTTGAAAGAATTGGTTCTACTTCTGCTGCAGTTCTTCGTATTACAGGAAAAGCTTTAACAGCTTATGGACAAGCATGTGATGTTTCTGCATTTCCTCATGAATATGATAGAATGTGGTTTAGAGCATTTGCTTATGAAGGACCAGCTACTACTGCTGACTTTATTGTATCTGATGCTTGTAATATTGTAGCTGTTGCTACAGTAACACAACGTTCATCTTATGCAACAGGTACTGCTGATGAAATCAAACAATTAGAGAAAAATTATTTTAGCTATCAAGCAGGATATTTGAAACATCTTTACAAAATAGCTGGATATAATCCTAATTTTGAAAGTTGGGTAACAGATGGTACAGTTTATGACACTTATTATATTAAGTTTAATAATTATGATAAATCTGCATACCAATGGGGTGATTATATTCAAACAGATAGTATGGTGATTCTCGCTTGTCTATCTGGAGGGGATTATGCAACTGCTGTTGAAGCTATTTTAGTTGCTGCTTTAGGTGCTGTTGCTGCTGATAATGCTTGTATTACTACAACCACTACCACTAGTGCTGCTCCAACTACTACTACTACATCAACAGCAGCGTTGATTCCATAATAGTGGAATAGAGTAATAGGAAATAATAATAATATAACCTATGCCAGAGGATAAGAGGATTAACTCTCATAATCCTCTGGCATATTTATTTAAAAGCAACATGGCAGATTTAAAATTAGACATATTAATAATTCCAACATATAATACAACAACTCTTGGAATAATAGATGCTTCAACGTATCCTAATGATCCCCCTATTGTAACAAGCCCAACTATAGAAATAGATATTCCTGCATTAGGAATAATATACTTGCCCTTTGTAGTAGATGAATATAACATGTTTAATTCAGTTACATTAGGAATAACAGAAGCTGGTGACTTTCAAGATTTACCAGATGGAGTATATCAATTTAAATATACTATTACTCCTGCTTACATTAATTATGTTGATAAATCTTTTATGAGAGTTGACAAACTTCAAGAAAAGTTTGATAATGCTTTTATGAAGCTGGATATAATGGAATGTGATCAAGCAATTAAAAAGCAAGCTAAAGTAGAACTTAATACAATTTATTTTTATATACAAGGATCAATAGCTGCAGCTAATAACTGTGCTCTTGATAAAGCAAGTAAATTGTATATTAAGGCAGATGGAATGCTAGATAATTTTATTAGTAATAATTGTGGATGTTCAGGTAATAATTATAATTAAAATATTAAAAAATGGCTACTTGTAAAAAATGTGGAGCTCATGTAGGTTGTGGATGTAGTTTAACCAACGGTCTTTGTGCTTCTTGTGTTGCACAGGCTAATTCAAATCCTTAATATATGATAATTCCTAGATTAACGTATTGTCCAGAATGTCCTGATGTATTATCTTTGATTAGAGATATAGATTGTCAGTTAATGTATGTAAGTGATGATTTATATAATAACACTGTTTTTATGTTAAATAGATATATTGATGGTGAAGTTATTATTGATTTAATAAATTATAAGAGGATACTATTTGCTAAATATTGTAATTCTGATTATGCTTCTACTTATACACTAGCACAGATTGCTAGTAGAGTTAAAATGTTGACCTTAGGAGTCACTTGTACAAATTGTGATGAAATAGTTAGAACATCAACTAGTACAACAACGGCTGTACCAACAACATCAACTAGTACAACTGCTGGCCCAACAACAACATCAACAACAACAGCTATTGCATATACTACTACAACAACTACAAGTATAATAGTAAATCTTTGTGATAGTACTATATTTTATCAAGGTGGACAATCATATCCAAATATAACATATGTTACCCTTGGAGTTGATCTTGGAAACGTAACAATTGATTATGATACATATTCAATACCTGATAAATTTGAAATATGGTTTGATGGCGTAATGGTGGTTGATACAGGATATAGAGGATCTGCTAGTTTACAAAGTTCTTTAAATAATGCTTTAATTGCTCGTGGAGAACCTACAGAATCTATAGCAGGATCAGCTGCAGGATCAGCTACATTCTATAAAAATTCTGTAACAACTGTTGCTGAAGTTAGAATATATGCACCTATGGATGATACATATTGGCAGTATTATATGTCTTGTCCAGATGGTGTGATAGTATCAACAACGACATCAACATCATCATCAACAACAACATCAACAACCAGTACATCATCTTCAACTACAACAACTACCACTACAGTTATTCCTTATGATTATTTCTGGGTAGAAGGTTGTGTAGGAACTGAATATGCAGGAAGAACTGCAGTAATAAGATCTGCAACTGTTAATAACTGGTCAGCTAATGGAACAGGAGTTAATGGTAATGTTATAGAAGAATGGGGATCTTCCTTCTTCTATAATGGTGTTTCTTCTGAATCAGCGTGGAATAGTACAACATTAGATGGAGATATGTATACAGAGTGGGGCCATCAAAAAACTTTTGTTGCTCCTACAAGAATAGGATGTTCACCAGTAACAACAACTACAACATCAACTGTAGCTGTATCAACTACAACAACAACTACCACAATTTCACCAATAGCATATGACTACTTTATAATTCGTGGTTGTCCTGTGCCAGAAGGTACTTGGCCAAATGGATGGGCTGTTGTTAGATCACAAAGTTTAAATAATTGGTCAAATAATGGTACAGGAGCCAATGCTAATGTTATAGATATTCCACTAAATGGTTCATTCTATTATGATGGTGTATCAACAGAATCAGCTTGGTTAAGCAATAATCAAGATGGTAATATGTGGCCAGTATGGTGGCATCAATATACTGTAAGTGCTCCTACAAGGATAGGCTGTCACATACCAGGATCATAAAATAAATAATATAAAAATTAAAAAATAATATAAAAATCATGAGTTGTTCAAATTGTTATAATGGTTGTACACAAATAACCTCAGATAAATGTGTTAAATATACAGGAGTAGATATTTCTGTACTAGGAATAAAGAACGGAGACTCTTTATCATTTATACAACAAGCTCTAATAGAATTTTTAGTATCTACATTAGATGGAAGTGGAATTGTATTAGATATAGATAGTGAATTAATATGTGATCTTATATCAGGATATCTTCCTGAATGTAGAGATCTTACATTGGCAGATTTATCTTCTGCTTTAGTTCAATCAATATGTTCCCTTAAAACAAGTGTAGAAAGTATAGAAGAATCTTTAGCTATTAAAGAAGCAGATTATACTATTAATTGTTTAGCAAATGTAAGTGCTGGAGATGGAACTCATGTTATTTTACAAGCAGTTATAAATCTTTTATGTACTGCTGTACAAGATATTACTGCTGTTGAAAATGATCTAGCAGCAAATTATGTTCCTATAGATGAAATAGATGATTATATTGCTACTTATAATGCAAGTGTAGGAACTTCTGCATTAATGCGTAATAAAATGATTCCTTATGTAGCTGTTGAATATTATGGATCAACAAGTTTTTTTAATGCTACAGGAGCAGGAACAGGAGATTGGGAACAAATATATTTATGTAATGGATTAAATGGAACTCCAGATAAAAGAGGTAGAGTGGGAGTTGGAGCTACTACTGGTATGGGTGGAAGTACATTAGATACAGAGGTAGATCCTGCAAATGCAGGAAATCCTGTATATGCATTACTTACACCAGGAGGTACCAATACTATCACATTAACAGAAAATCAGATGCCAAATCATACACATACTCCAAGTATATCATCTGATCCTGGCCATACACATACAATTTCAGATATGCCTATATGGGGAAGTTCAGCTTCGCCTAATCCATATGATAGTAATGCAGGAGAAGTTAATAGAAATACTAAAACAACAGCAACAGGAGGAGCTCATACACATACTATTGCTATTGCTTCTAAAGGAGGAGGATTAGCACATCAAAACAATCAACCTGCATTAGGTTGTTATTATATAATCTATATACCCTCATAATTATGTCATGGCCTTATTTACCAGTTAATCCAGAATGTTCAACAAGTACAAGTTGTTCAACTTGTCCAACAACCTCAGATCTTTTAACTTATGCAGGACCAAATCTTTCTGCTACAGGTATAAACGCATGTGATGATTTATCAGTAGCTTTGCAAAAAATAGATGAAGTTATAGGTATTATGCAAGCAGAAATTGTAATTTTACAAGCAGAAGTCTTAGCTTTACAAGTATTTCATCCTTAAATTTAAATAAACCAATTAAAATATATTAATTATGGCAATGACAGTTTTAATAACGTTAACAACAGCAGGAATAGATACTGGTCCATTTAATCTTTATTCAGATGTAGATGGTTATTTATCAGCTTTTAAATCAGGAGTTACAAGAACTTCTTTATTAGCAGGATATTCTTCAGCATTAGTACCAGATGGTACTTCTACTATTAGAATAATGTCTGCTGGTAATTGTATTAATTATATTGATCTTACTGTAGTTGCTACAACAACTACTACAACCTCAGGAATACCTACAACTACCACTACATCAACCAGTTTTACAACAACAAGTACAACTACAGCAATTGCATATAATCTTACTCTTGGTGATCCTGATTGTAGACTTAATAATTGTGGAGATAATAATCCATGTGCTGTCAGATATTTAATTAATGTAGATAATGATCCTGTAGGTTCATCCCTCACAGTTACTAAAAATTCAGGAGTTGGTACTGTAACTATTTATGATTCTTCTCCTCCTACTGGTGTATTAGAATTCTCTGAACCAGATGAAACTGGAAATACAAACTTTACTTTATATCTAAGAGATAGTGGATTAAATATTCTTACATCAATAACATTAGATATATCACATCAAGGATTCTGGGAATTCTTACCAGTTTGTACAATAACAACAACAACAACAGCTGTTCCAACAACAACAACAACAACAACAGCTGCAGCTACAACCACTACTACGACTACATAAATGATTTAACCAACATATATGAAAATAATTATAACAATAACTAGTGGAGAAAATAGTAGTGGTCCTTTTGATTTTTATCAAAATTCAGATGACTTTACTGTTGCTTTTGCAACAGCAATAACTTATGCTCAATTAGCTCTTGGATATGAAGCTATTATAAATGATGTCACAACACAAATAAAATGTATTCCACAAGGATTATGTACTAATGAATTAATAATAGATCTTGAACTAGATCCTTGTTTTAAAATAACTCCCACTGATTATTTTTATATTATGGACTCTATAACAAGAGATGATCATGTATATCTATATGGTGATTTTAGAGGTTATAATTATGGTAATTTAACATGGACTAGAAATAGATTAATGAAACTTAATGCTGATCTTACTTTAGATCAAACATATGATGTTGGATTAGGACCAAGCCAAGTATATTATGTGGAAGCTTCAGCAGTTCAACAATGGTGGGATGATAAATTAATAATTACATCAACTAGTGCTTCATATGATGGAAACCCCTCAAGAGGTATAGCTAGAGTTAATACGGATGGATCATATGATAGTACATATAATGTTGGTACTGGTCTTACAGGAACTGGAGGATATGGTTCAGAGTTAACTATTGATTCTCAAGGAAGAGCTATAGTTTCTGGATTATATTCTCATTATAATGGAAATTATACTAATAGAATTGTTAGAATAAATCAGGATGGTTCATATGATAGTTCATTAATAGTAGGAAATGGATTTAATAATACTACACAAAGTATATTAATGGATTCATCAGGAGATGATTCTTTCTTTGTTACAGGGTATTTTACTCAGTATAATGGAGTAGGAACTCCTTATATGATTACAAAATTATTAGAAAATGGTAGTACAGATCCAAGGTTTGATGGAGGAGTAGGATTTACTAGAATTATAGCCCCTTCGCCAATTTATATGGCTAGAATTCCAGGAGAAACATCATTCTATTTATGTGGCATGTTTGTTTCATATAAAGGAACACCTACTGCTCAACCTGGAGCTTATGGAAGTGTTATTAAAATAACAGAAGCAGGAGATATTGATCCTTCTTTTGTTTTTGGAACTGGATTACAAAATTTATCAGGTCTTACACATTATTATGGATTTCCTGATAAAATAGATATTATTTGGGGAGATAAACTTTTAATTCATTCTGATGAATTTGATACATGGAATGGTACAACTACTTTTTATGATGTTGTATTAAATTCTGATGGTACAGTATTTCTTGCATTTCTTGAAGAAGATCATGGTAATAAATTTGTAATTGGTAATAAACTTTATACTTCTGGTTGGCCAGGAGAATGTGTTAGGCTTGTGTACACATATACTCCTACAACAACTGTTCCAACAACAACTGTTCCCCCAACACCAACTACAACAACTACAACTGCTGTACCAACTACAACAACTACAACTGCTGTACCAACAACCACCACAACCACTACAACTTGTTTACCTTTCCCAAGTGGTGAGTACACTGAGTTTCTATCTGCTGGAGCTATAACAACAACTGGTGGAACAGCAGAACTAAATCTAGATGGGGATGATGAGTATTACGACTTTTCAATACCATTTACTTTTAATTATTATGGTAATCCATTTACAACTATATGGGCAACAACTAATGGAGTTTTATCTTTTGATGCAATTACTGGTGCAGAATATTCAAATGATACTTTACCTTGGACAGATACATATACTCCATACACTATAAAAAATATGCTATTTCCTTATTGGTTTGATGGGTCTATGGAAAATTCTAATGGTTATTATCTTTATACACTTACAGAAGGAGTAACACCAAATAGAGTTTTTGTTTTAAGATATGAGTTTCTTAATATAGATAATAGTGGAGATATATATCCTACTAATGTAATTAAATTTGAAGTTAGATTATATGAAACTTCAAATGTAATAGAATATAGATATGGAATTGGAACAGGAGTAGATGCTGGTCTTATGACTATAGGTTTACAAGAAAGTGGAGGAGCTCATTATACTGAATATGATAGTAATAATGTTGAACCAGGAGTATCAATTGTATACTCTCCTACTAGTTGTCCTCCCCCTCCTCCTCCAACAACAACTACTACAACTACTAATCCTCTAGAACCTTTAATGATAGTTAAAACTATTGGTGGTTCTGCTGAAGGTTTATTAAATTATAGTCTTACTGATAATTATGATTCATTCCCAGAATTTGGAGGTGGTATTGTAAATGCAGGACCAACAATAGATTGGGCTATAGATGATACTATTACTGTTGCACATGTTTATGGTAATGAGCCAAATAATCCTGTTAATGTAATGGATTTCAGCAATAATCCTGATATAATAACAATAACAATGTCAAATGTTATTGATATGTCATCTGTAAGTTTCCGATATTATGCAGATATTATATCTGTAGAATTAAGGAATTTACCTAATTTATTAGAAATAGATCTTTCAGAAGGAAGTCAGGTTGGAGAATTTTTATTTTCTGGTATACAAGGTTTAGAAGTTCTTAAGGTAGGACATGAAAATGCTGGTCGTCCTGAATTAACTACAATAGATTTAAGTCTTTTAACTGCTCTTACTACTTTATTTTTAGATAATCATAATCTGACTACTATAGATCTTAGTAATAATACAGCTTTAACTAGTTTAACTATTAAAAGAATGCTTTTAACAAGTTGGAATCTTACAGGATTAACATCTCTGGTAACTATGGATTGTTCTAGTAATAAGTTTACAACTGGAATGGTTTTTCCTTCGTTACCTGCTTTACAAATTTTATATAATAATGATAATCAATTAATGACATCTGTTGATATTTCTCTATTAACAGGATTATTAGAATATAGAGGTGGAAATAATTATGCTTTAACTTCAATAGATTTTACAAATAATACTTTATTAACATATATATATTGTAGAACAAATCAAGTATTAACTGGTACTATAAATCTTATTAATAATACTGCTTTAGAAATAGTTGATTTTGGATTATGTAATATTACAGGAATAACAAATCTTAGTAGCACTGTTACATATATTGCTGTTTATAGTAATACTAGCCTTTCAGCAGTAGATGTAAGTACTTTGGTTAATTTAACAGAGTTCATTGGTTGGGATACTAATATTGGAACATTAGATTTTACTAATTGTATAGATTTAATAACTTGTTATGTTTCAGCAGCAGTATTAACATCTCTTAATCTTGCGTCTTGTCCAGATTTAGTAAAACTTGAATGTCAAGGTAATTCTCTTGGTTCAGGAGGTTTAACAGCTTTGAGTAATAATCCTCTTTTAGATAGAGTATATGTATATGATAATGGATTTACTCCAGCAGAAACTGATCAATTCCTTATTGATGTTGCAGCAGGAAGTGTAAATGGAGGAATAATAAGAACTGGAAATAATAGAACATCAGCTAGTGATGCAGCAGTAGCAACATTACAAGGAATTCCGAGAGGACCTTGGACTGTTCAAACTTCTTACACACCATAACTAAACAATATTTCAGTAAGTTTGTTGGTTTTCTTCCTGAAACTAAAGGTCCCCAATATCCAATATGTTTATTGGGGATTCTTTTTTATAACTTTTTTGGTTATGAAAAATAACTATTCTAATTAAATATATTTTGAATATATAAAACTATTCAGTATCTTTACCATAATTTTAATTAAAATTACATATACATGTCTGATAATAAAAATTTATTATTCCAGCTAGAAAAACTATTGTCTTGGAAGAAAAGCAAGAAGTTTTATTCTGAAAAGCTGGGTGTTACAGAAGAAGAAGTAACTACACTATTAAAAGAACTACGAGACAAAAATTATGTTTTTGTTGATAAACCTAAAAAACATATTAAAGGAATTAAAAAAGTAAATGAAGAAAATGGAACAATTGAAAGTGTAATAACAGTATCGTTTGAACCAAGAGATCATAATGAATTAGCAGAATTACACAATGTAGACCTTAATCATTTTATAATAACAAATTACTGGACAAAACTACAAACAAATGGAGATTTTACATCTTCACTATTCTGCAAAAGAAAACAAGCACAAGATTACACAGAAGAAGATTTTTCTAAATTTCTAGAAACTTATAAATCAAACTACATTCCAATCTCCTCTCCCCAAACAAGAGGAAAAATTATAGCTAGTATGGAGCTCTCCATATCAGACTATCACTTAGCAAAAAAACATATTGATGGTACAAATTCTATAAGTGATAGAGCTTTGGCTTTTTTCAATATGGCTCAGGATCTTGTTCATAAATCTAGAGCAATATATGATCTTGAAACTATTGTTTTTCCTATATCAAATGATTTTTTTCATACTGATAATTATAATGGGAGTACTACAAAATTAACTCCTCAAGATATAATAGTGGAGTATGATAAAGAGTATGAGATAGGATTTGCAATTCTTGTTGATACTATTAAAATGTTGAAGGCAAATTGCATGAATGTAAAGATTATCTTAGTACAAGGTAATCACGATAGAACTAAATCATTTTATTTGGCACATGCTCTTGAAGTGTATTTTAAGGAAGACCTTGATATATGGTTTCAAAGAGAGCATAGTACTGTTAAAGGATTAAAACTTGGTAACACATTTATTGGGTGGCATCATGGAAATTGTAAAATAGATGATCTTCCATTATTATTTGCCACACATCCTATTTATGGTAAAATGTTTGGAGATGCTAAGTATAGAGAAGTACACACTGGAGATAAACATCATTATATGGCTAAAGATGTTAAGGGAGTAAGAATACAACAAATGCCTAGTCTTTCTGGAACAGATAGATGGCATTCAGATAATAACTTTGTTCATAGTATTAGAGCAGCTCTTGCTTTAGTATATGATCATGAATATGGAAAAATAGCAGAGTTTGAAGCTCGCATTTAATATTAAACAAAATGAGTACAGGTAGAAAATTAGTAAGTGACGTTCGTAGTATGCATAAACTATTAAGTACAGATAGTCTTATTACAGATAGAGTAATTCTTTCTGAGATAAGAAATGGTTCTTTATTGCTAATGAAAAGAGAAACAAATCTAAGAAAACTATGGGCTACAGATACAATATTTACTACTATACCCTGCTTAGAAATGATAGAAGTTTCAATTTCTGAATGTTGTGGATATGTAGATCCTTGTACAGTGGCTAGATCAAAAATAAAACTTCCTAGTATAGCAGAAGGAAATTATCAATATGTTATGCAGGGAGTTTATTCTATTAATGCTATGGGAGGAAAAGGAAAGAAATTAAAAGAAATTACTATTAATAGATATATGAATCTTTTAAAACTTCCTATTATAAAAAAGGAAGAATATTACTGGATAATAAATGATTATCTTTATATTAGTAATCCTCTTGTACAAGCTGTCAGACTTTCAGCTTTATTTGAAAGTGATGTTTCTAATGAAATAATGTATTCTGATTGTAATTGTGGTGGATCAGAACCAACAGTAGAGGATCTTTGTAAAAATCCTTTAGATAAAGAATTTGCTTTACCAGGATATTTAGAAAAACAAGTTTTAGAACTAACATCACAAAAATTATTACAAACTTATTTTTCTTTAAAAACAGATATAGCTCAAGAAGGTATTGATGGTCAAGCACCAAATGCACCAAATTTAAAATAATATGAGGGTTAAAGTTGAATGGAGAAGTATAAGTAAAGATAATTATAATAAATTCTGTAAAAAATTTCCAGAAATTAAACTTACATTTAATGAATGGAGAAATATAATACATACATTTAATGAATTATTTAAAGAATATATTTTAGAAACAGGAGAGAAAGCAAAACTTCCTTTTGGATTTGGAGTATTCTCAATTAATAAGAAGAAACGAAAAAGAAAGAAAGAAAATAAAGATGGTAAAGAATTTATTAACCTTCCTATAGATTGGCAAAAAACCAAGAAGATAGGAAAGAAAATATACAATTTTAACTTTCATACTGAAGGATATTTTTTTGGTTGGGTGTGGTTTAAGAATACAGCAAGATTTAGAAACTCTGATCTTTGGTATTTTAAACCAGCAAGATCAACATCAAGACTATTAGCACATTATCTAAAAACAGATAAAAAATATATGAATATCTATAAAGAATGGATAATATAAAAAAAATATTATGAGCTATTATTATAAATATAATTTTACAACCCCAGAACCCATTTTTGCTACAGTAAAAGAAGAACTTAAAAGTTACTTTGATACAGGAGCAGTTGATGACCTTATGTTTCCTGCTTATGTA